TGTTACCTTGCCCTGTACTTCGTCCGGCGTTTCCTTGTCGGGGTCTGCGATGTCCTTTGTCGGCACAAGGAACATTTGCATAAGCACGTACTTCAATGCGATGCTCTTGCACTTGTTGTAACCCTTGTCGAATGAATCTGCAGCCTCGCCCCAGCCGTCAGCGACAACGGTTGAACCGTCTTGACAGCAAGTGAAGGTGAAACGCAGGTGCAGACGTGTGCGGAACTGCGCACCACCGTTCTGTGTGGTAAACTGCTCTTGTATGTGTTCAATCTCACTCGGCAGAATGATGATGCCGGCCTCGGCCATAAGTCCGTGCAAGGCATTCATAAAGTCGTCAATGCCGCGAAACATGAACCCCTGCTTTTCGTTTTTCTTGTCCTTGTCAATCGCGCCAATCTTACCCATAACCTCACCCAGTTTTCCGTAGATAAGGCCAATCTTGTTTTCGTTCTCGTTCATAGTGTTGTTGTTTAAAGGTTAATCAATTAACGGCTCGCCACAATTTCATAAGTTGCTGCCCTGTAAAGGTGCTGCGCCCTGTCGCGCTGTTGAAACTCGGTACGATGTGAAAGTAACGCGCCCACTTGTGCAGGGTCTTGCGGTTGCATCCCAACCGGCGTGCCGCCTCACATACTGGGTATCGCCCTGACATCGTTACCTGTGGCTCGTCATATATCATTTTCTCACCACGTTGCGTATTGTCTGTGTACTGACGTGATAACGCTTGCTCAACAGGCCCATAATGCGCCAGTCGCTTGTATCGGGATTCTGCCCACGCAGGGCCTCGAAATCCGCGAGAATGGAGGCGTTGCGCTTGTTGCGTTCCGCCTCGTGCTGTGTCATAAATTCGTCACTCATAATCATTGCTTGTTTAGTGGATAATGTACTCGGGGTTGTGTTTCTTGAACAACAGGAAACTGCAGACGACATTCGCCATGACAAATGCGCAGCATCCCAGTTTTTCGAGGTTCAGCACGCACGGCAATACCGCGATGCTGGCAATTAACCAAATGCTTGAAAATGCTTTCATACTCAAATTGCGTTGTGGTTGGTTAGAAACTCGCCGACAGCCTCGAAACAAACCCTGCTCACCTGTTCATCGTCAAAGTAGTACAGAATGGCGTGCTTGCTTATCAATTCGCCGTTCTCGTCCTTTGCCAATCCGCTTTTTTCGTCACGCAGAAACGCCGATACATGAACACTTGATTTTCCGTTAAAGAGGTCTACTTTTACCTCAACATCGGCCTTGCGTTTCAGCATCGCTTTTCTTTGCCACATCTGCGCAGTCTTTAAGAACTCACGCATCATCTTTTCGCTTGTTTCCATAATCGTTGTTGTAAATAGGTTAATGAATTTTATGTTTATACACTTGTTTAGTCCGTTTTTTAGATGTAATTTTGCAAAGTTTTTTAGTAAATATTTTCTCAAATCCTTTGCAAATATAAAGTGTTTGATTTGTAGAAAAAAATTTTTGACGCACTTTTTTTGCGTCTTGAATAACATTTTTGCGTAACTAATTGGTAATGAACGGAGAAACATTAAAAAACTATGCAAGGAATCGCGGTTATGGAAATAACCGGCTGGCCGCGAGCATAGGGATAACGTCACAAAATCTGTCGCAACAACTCGCCAAAGACGACATTCGTACAAGCCTGCTCGAACGTGTCGCAGCGGTTATCGGTGTGTCACCTGCCGACATATACGGCGGAAGCACCACGAACTCAACCTCAATAGTTGGCATCGGCAGCGTGACCGACAACGCTATGCTTGAAAAGGCCATGCAGGAAAATGCCCGCCTCATAGAACAGAATTCCCGCTTGATTGCCATAATAGAAAAGATGAACAAGTAATACTACAGGTATGAAAAACGATATTGAAAGCGCACACGTAAGTACGCGGTTCTTTTATGCCATTGAGCAACTGACCGCAGCCGGACGCATTGACGGTGTAAAGGAGTTTGCCAAACGCTACGGACTGAACAAACGCAGTATGTATTTTCAGCGCACAGAACCCGACCGCCGCATAATCACTCCCGCATGGTTGGTGTACCTCGTGCGCGACTACGGCGTTAGTCCCGAGTACCTGCTTACAGGTGACGGCCCGATGCTGCGAAACACGGCGGAAAATGTGGATTTACGTGCAAGAAAAGTGCAAGAGATTAAGACACAACTCGACAACCTCATATAATCAACAACTTACGACCTGTTCCGTTACTACTGGGGGGCGTGTGGTCGCTGGTTCGAATCCAGTCACCCCGACTGATTAAGAGAACGGTTTACAAGTGAGTTGGGCCGTTCTTTTTATTTTCCCTACATGGGGCAAAGCGGGGCAACCCTGCGACATTTGGAGTACAAATAAGTGCAAGAAACGTGAAACTGCGTATGTATCTTGACGCCCGCTACGGTGACGCGCCGTACCCTGTGCGCCTCGGCATAAGTCGTGGCGGACGCACGGCATACATCACCCTGTCGGTGCGGCTGTTCCCCGAGCAATGGGACAGCGAGAACCAACGCCCACGCCGGATGCCCGCCTCGCGCTGGGCGCAGTGCCAACAGGTGACGAACTACCTCGACCGCAGACGTACCGAAATAGAGAACCGCCTTTTGAGGTTGGAGGCCAACGGCGAACTGCATCACCTCACGGCCCAGCAAATACGCGACATCTTGCAACGTGACGACAATGAACAGGAATGCGTGCCGTTGTCCGAACTCTTTGAACGTGTCGCCGCCAGTCATGACAACCCACGTACACAAGAGATATACCGCACCACATGGCGCAAGATAGCCGACATCATGCCGGATGCCGACACCTTGACTGCCGAAAGCATCACGGCGGAATGGCTCGATACGTTCAACCGTACCATGCAGAAAAAGGGAACGCCCTCGCAGAACGCACGCAACGTACACCTGCGTAACCTGCGTGCGGTAATGAACTACGCCGTAGGCGAGGAACTTACAACCAATTATCCGTTCCGCCGATACAAACTGCGCTCAACGGAAACGGCCAAACGCAGCGTAACATCTGCAGACCTGCGGCGTATCATCAACACACCATGCGAGGGATTCACGCAGGAATACCGCGACATATTCGCGTTGCTTGTGTGTTTAATCGGCATCAACATAACCGACCTGTGCGACCTGCGACATGACAACCTGCAGGGCGACCGCTTGCAGTACCGGCGAGCAAAGACCGGCCACCTGTACGACATAAAGATAGAACCCGAAACCCGCGCCCTGCTTGACAAGTACAAGGGCCATGACTGGTTGCTGTGCATACGCGACCGCTACAAGTCTGCACGCGACTACACCCAGCACATCAACGCCGGACTGAAACGATTGATACCCGAACCGCCGTTCAACAAACTATCGACATACTGGGCGCGTCACTCGTGGGCCACGATAGCGTTCAACGAACTGGGTGCAAGCGTGGAAACGATAAGTACCGCCCTCGGGCATCGTCACGGCTCACGCATAACAGCAATATACATCAACCCCGACACCCGCAAGGTTGATGAACTCAACCGCCAGTTGCTCGACTTGATATTTGGCGATAACTAAACTTGGCAAGTACTTCGCAACGGTTGCGAAGTTGTACGAAGTTCATGCGGGTAATTGCGAAGTTCATATTTGCCCTGTAATCGCTTTTCTCGCCTCGGCCTTGCAATGTAACGGCCTTACACTTGAAGTAATCCTACGCCAAAAGAAACGCACCTTGTTGGGCCTTTAAAAAGACGGAGGCCAACCGCAACGACACGGCCAGCCTCCACGTAAAGAGATTACCCTTTACAACAACGCTGCAAAGTTAGGTAATTATTCCGAATGTGCAATGCGTTTGCCTCTCACGGCAACCCACAATGTCACATACTCAATCCGGCATCGTTTGGCATCTGCTACACCATTGCGCCTGTGCAGGTATGCTTTCGCCGTATTGTGTGTTATTCCCAGTTCCTCGGGTGTCCTGCGTGTGAACAGCGCATCAATGCTCGAATAATACTCTGTTACACCGTCAATCGTTACGCGCAGTATGCGCCCCTCCTTTACTCCTTGTGCCATGTTATTTCAGTTGTTTACAAGCAAGTTCTTGCTAATTCTGCAAAAAGTTGCAAGGTTCTGTATTTACTTGTTACTCACGATGCCGCCCAACGGCATATTCGTTCTCATTCTCATTATTTCGTTTCTCATTCCGTCCAACGCGCATACGACCTTCGCGGTATCGGCGGCAACCTTGAACATCAAACCGGCAAACTTGCGCACGTACTTGCCGCTCTTACGCACCCACTTCGTACGCGGGTAATTCGGATAATTCAAAGACAGGTGTATTGCCTTCTTTATCTTGCGTGGTACTCTGCTCTTTTTCATATCTTGCTCATTTAATTAGGGGAAATTTCCCCTTGATTTCCTTTGATTTCCTCAACCTTTTTAACTATTACACACCATTCTGCAACAGCCGGCAATATGTTGCCTTCCGAATCTTGAAGGTACACCCTGTTATTATCCATAAAGCCATATTTAACGACCTTGTATTCCTTCTCGTCTGTGTCAAGGCGCGATACATTGTACTTTACAATATCGCCCACTCTAATACCGTAATACCTATTGCGGTCTACATTATCAAATGACTTTTCCATATATCCGTTCAATAACAAGTGCCTTCCTCGTATTCAAATTCCTGTGTGTCGTTACGCCAGCGATAGGTAAACTTGTCTGTGAAGTCAAACCCCATGCCCAGTACTGGGACATGAACGTAAAGCACACATTCAATTTCGATATGGTCTACCGGCGAGGCAGTCGTTATGACCTGCTGGCCCTTGTCGTTTGTTACCGGCAAATGCACCTCGTATTCCTCGAACTCACACTCGCACTTGATACGGCCTACCTTGTCGCCTTCCTCCTTGTACTTCCAGCGCCAATAATCTGCAATCTCACGTGCATTTGCACGCATGGCGGGTGTTACCTTCTTGTCCTTAACGGCCCACTTGCTGGGCGTTGAACTCGTTGCGCATAAAATCTGTGTCATTGTGTTGTTGTATTAAAGGGTCAATGAATCATTTTGCAATATCGCGTATGAACTTCTTTGCCTCGTTCATGCTGGCAAAGTAATTCCATTCGCCATTGTGTTGTATGTAATACCAGCCGTCTTTGTCGGTGTATATGTCGTAGCCTTGATACATTGCGTACTTGTGTACGTCTACCGTTTCGTAGCGCGATGCGTTGGTGTCGGTCAGTTGTTTAACGGTTATCTGCATAGTCAGTTTGTTGTTGTAGGGTAAGTAAAACGCGGGCGGGTTGCCCCGCCCTGCGGGGTTTGTTATGCAACCAAAGTCTTGATGCTGTTGTACTTCTTTTCGGTGTCGGCTTTCAGCAACTGGTAGTATTCGAGTTTGCCGACAATTTCTAACTTGATGCGGTTGCCGTTGCAGTCGGAAAACAAATCGCCCTCAACAATCTGCCTTGCTGCGCTGGGTGAAAAGTATGTCGGGTAGAGCGGTGCGAACTCGTGCTTGGTGCGGTTGTTCTCATCAACGGTCACGGTCATTAAACGCTCTTTGTTAATAACAATGCTGTTGCACTTGTAAATACCAAAACCGTACTTCTCGGGGTGTGTCAAATACTCAATCTCGTTGTTGCATACGTTTAATACCTTCTCGCAATAAGCAATCATTTCGTTAATCATTGAGTTGCTGTTGTTAGTTGTTGTTGTCATTGTCGTTGTATTTAAGGGTTTGTAATTATCAATCATCTACGCTACAAAAGTACACCATATCTTTTTATGGTGTACTATGTTTATGGTTAAAGATTGTTAAAGTGAGAAAGATTTTTCATTTGTGCCGGTACAAGGGTATAGGAACATGAAATAAAAAGTGCCGGCCTCGCGGTCAGCACCCCTCACAAACCATATATCCAAATATTAACCTATGAACGAAAACGCCTACGGATATACCGATAGGCGACATATCCTATCGCGGTAATGAACGTCAGCATACCCAGCCAAAAGAATGCCGACTGCAAAGAGTTCATTCGGGCAACTGGTTTCTCCACCACCTCTGTATGTACAATCGAAATAGTATCGCGTTGTATAACCGTGTCAGTCGAATAGACGTAGCGAAATCGGTCTTTGTAACGATACTCTGTGATTCGTACGGTATCGCCCTTTAAAACCTCCTTTATATAGATGCTGTCGTGCTGGTACGCGGTGTCGCGCAGTTCCTTTGTCACATACTCCGTATGTACCTCGGGTACGGTCACGTACCGAATCTCCTTGCAACTTGACAGCGTGACAAATACTATCGTGAGTATCACGGCCCACAATAGTATCATCGCCAAAACACTGCGGTCGTTGTCCTTGTTGTCCTGTTTCATGACGTGTTATTTGATACGTAATACCTGTCGCCGCGCAGACTTCACGAAACTTACATGAACCCACGCAGGGTACTTGTCGTTTCCCTTTTCCCAAATGAGTTGGTCGAACGGCAACTCGTCTTTGATGATGCGGAACAACTCGGCGTTGTCGGCTTGGTTCTTGGCGGTTATGTCTGCCGCCTCGCCGTATTGGTGTTGGCTGTTGTCTGCACCGCCTACGGCTTTATTGACTTCGGGGCAACTATAGCCTCGATTCACATAAATAGGCTTGCCGAATTTCTCACGCAGGGGGTCGAGAATGTTATCGACCAACAATGTGAGGTTGCGCTCTGCTGTGGCATCCGGCGTATTGTCGATGCCCAGTTTAGCCGCCGTATTGCTGCGGCATAATTCTTTCAGTGTAAAGTGTTTCATTCCTTCTCGTCAATCTTTGTGCCGATTGCATCCTCCACCTTCTCCTTCATAAAGCGTTTGAGAAAGCGGAAAATGGGGTGGTCGCTGATGATAGCGGCGTTTTCGAGGAAACTCCAAAACTCCACACCGCAACAGAACGCCGTAAAGTAATTCGCCAGTCGTAGGCGCGTGCCGTCCGCAATGGTGGCATCCAGCAACTCCGCGAGTACAATGCCTATGAGTATGAACACAAACTTGTATATCGTACGCCATGCCTTGATGCTCTCGAACGCGAACTTGCCGCCGTTGCGCTTGCTTACCACACCCGACTTGATTACGCCGGTGACGAAATCCATTACCTCGAATACGACAACGGCAATGAATAGCGGTAACAGGTTGTCGGACATAACGCCCACGAACCCAGCCACTATTCCTGCCAGTGTCTTTGTCGGGTACATATTGAACTGCATTACCATTGTTGTAACGCCTTATACGTCCTTACTCTGCCTCCGCCTCGCTGCCGGCGTTGATGCCCAGCATGATTTTTGCCTCGGCCTTGCACGCCTCCACGAACTCGTTGTATGCCGCAAATTCCTCGGGTTTGCCGTCACGCTGACGCAGCAATGCCAGTTCGTCCGATACCGTGTACTGAACACGTACCATTGCGTCCACGAGGTCGCCCAGTGTGGGCATTCCCTTGAATGAACGTGTAAAGAACTTTACGCCCTGTGTTTCACCGTCCACGATGTTAGGCTCGATACCCCAGCGAACGATAAACACGTTGTCACCTGCATTCTCTACCTGCGGAATACCTGCTGCAGCATAACCGCGTACTGATTTCTCAAACTCATTCATGATGTAATGTTGTTTTAAGTGAATATAAATTCGTTCTTTCCTGCGCCGAAATCAATCTTGCGTATGGTGGTACGGAACGGCAGTACGCCGGCATCCTGCGCCTTGTGCAAGATTTGTTTCAACCGCTTTGAGTTGGTGAAAAACTTGCCTTCATCATCGCGGCCCTCATAGCCGAACAATACCAGCATACGTTTGTCACCCTCTCGTGTCTTTATATCATCCTCAAAATCCTTGATGATGATTGTTTCGTTTAACAGGCTTGACAATGCCACGCGGCGGCAATCAAATTGTTTCTTGCCGTCCTCGGGTTCGTAGGTAATTCCCAGTTTTGCGAAATCCTCCATTTTCATTCCTGTTATCGTCTTGAACAAATGAGCCGCTTTTGCGTGTTTCGCTATGCCGTAGAATGAGCCGACAAGTTCCTGCCGGCGCGTCCGGCTCTTGACACGTTTGTAACGCCTTGCAAACCGTTGCTTGATATGCTTGCGTATTCTCACGTTGCCGTCACCGTACATCACGAAACCGAGGAAATCCAACGGCCTGTCGTTGATGTCCCACATCTGCACGTTGGGTTTAATCTGCAACTCGGCATCCGCCGTGCATTGCTGCACTACGCGGGCCGTATGCGTCAAGGCATAAAACGTGCTGTCCTGCTGTACGCCGTCATCGCAGTATCGCCGGTGATAGCGTTGCCGTTCCCTGTCTTTCAGTATATGGTCTACGTAATAGTCGAGGTACAGGTTGCCGAACGCCTGTGAACTGCGCAAACCGATGCTCAAACCTTTGGGCATCATCGTTACGCAGCGTTCAAGTATCGTCAGTAACCGTGCATCCTTGAATACCGAACGTAATACCTGCATCATCTTGTCCTGCGGTATGCTGTCGTAATAGTGGTGTATGTCCCACTTGAACACCTTGCGCGTACCCTCGGGGTCGCGTTTCATGTCACGCCGGATGCGCTGTGCCAAATAGTGCGTGCCGCGCCCCTTGATGCTGCTTGCAGAATCCTTTATGAACCTGCGTGCGAGGTAGCGTTCTACGACACACATAATGGCGTTCAACGCCACGCGGTCAGTGAGGCATACCGATTGAATGGTGCGGTGCTTGCCGCGTTCGATGATTTCCGATTCACGATAACCCTTGATTCGGAACGTGGCACTTTCGATTTCCTCGATTAACTTACGTATCACATCGTCTTTATGCTGATAGAGAAACACGCCCGACTTACTGCGGCCACGCGCACCGCGCAGCACGTATTTGAAAGCACGTTCCATGTTGTCCCACTCCACAATTTCCTCGATGATGTGGCCGTAGCGTTTCATTTGTTCAATACGTCAATGTCCGTTAATGTTTACTATCTCTCTGTGGCCCGCGTGGGCCTGTATTCGTTTGAGCCGTGACCGCTTTCAACCTTTGGTTGCCCAACTTACTTGAGGTTGGCTCGTGCGCCGTGTTTTTCCACCTCCATTATTGTTTCAAATGGTTTGGTGAGGCTCAACTTGCCCAGTCCTTCGTCCCCAGCACGTGAGGACATTGTAACCTGCATTCATTCCCATTCCCTTGCGCACTTCAAATTTTATATTTGCAAGACGCGAGCCAATATTCGCATTCGTGTTCGATGAATCGTTATTCGCATTCGCGTACGCTACGCCGCCATTCGCATTCGCATTGTTGTTCGAGCGGTAGACGACCCGCGAGGTGCAAGTTTCCGCCTTTGTTTTTGTGTATTCAGCGCGGCTGGGCCACGCCCCGCGTACGCTTACGCGCCACTGCGGGGAATGGTAGCCGACTGCAATTATAACGCCTTGAATGCGTTTACGTCAGTTTCAATGTGAATCTCACCGGCGAAGGCAAGACGCGAGCCAACATCCGCAAGCGTGCGCGATGAATCGCCATTCGCACTCGCGCACGCCACGCCGCCACTCGCAACCGCATAGCTGTACGAGCGGCAGACGACCCGCGAGGTGGATGCACCGAGGTACTGACCGTCACATAGGCCGCTTGATGTGCTGCCGCCGAGAGTCTTGCCCACCATGTCAAGGTGCTGGCCGAGAACTACGGACTTGGGGTATGCCCACTCGCCTGTAGGTGTAGAGAATCCCTGTACATCGCGGCTGTGTCCGTCCTTATCGGTGATACGCCATACGCCGTTTACGCTGCTGGGATTGACAACCACGTTATCGACCCACTCTGCTTTGTTGCCCCACCAGTTTTCAAGACCCCAAAAGTTGATTGACATTGTGTTACCGTCAGTTTCGGCGTGGGTGTCTGCCATACCGAGGCTGTCGGTCTGTCCTGTCTGCTTTTGGTATGAATCCGTGCCGCTACCAATAATTGCTTGACAATTGGTGTTGCCGTACTCTGCGTAGTACAGAATAGCCATGACGCAGTGCTGTTCCCACGTAACGATAGTGTAACCGTTACCACGAGCGCGGGCGTAGGACTTGAAGTTTGCTTGTGATACGTTGCCGGTGGAATCCACACCACTGCGTGAGTATACTTTGCCGGCATCAACGTACGCCTCGTATGCGCCTATCAACTGCTTGCCGTCATACTCCTGCCATTCCTCGCTTATCTTAACCAGCGAGAAATCAATTTCCCACTTGTCGCCGGAAAGTTCCTGCACGTGGTAGAAAAAGCGCGGGATATGTACCATGACATCGCCCTGTGAGCCGTCAAGGTCGGCACTTGAACCGTCACCGGCAAATACCGTACCGTCACCGTCTGCCAACTGGCAAATAGTCATTTTACCCTCTGCGGTTTTCTTTGCAAGGTAGCGGTGTGAGTTATTGCGAATCCATTTAATGACATCGCCGTTAATGTCGCCTGTCACAATCTGACTGGGTGAGGTCTTGGTGAAGTCAAGATAAATGGTATCGGTCATGTTCTCTGCTGCAAGGATATTGATTTCATCAACACCCTCGTTAATCTTTGCCACCACTTCGTTAAGGTCGGCAGCGAGCAAGGTTTCACCTGCTACGAATGTTTTTTGTAATTTATTCATTTGAGTATCGTTTTGAATGTTTAACCCAGTTTCATATTGCTGTCAAGTTTGCTGATATTCAGCGTGAACCACTCCAGTTGCGTAAGTGCCAGCAACAACAGGTATGTTGTCTGCGGGTCGGTGTTGTAGAACGTAACAGGTGCTTGATTCTCCGGCGCATCGTCAGTGGTAGACAGCGTGAACGATGCCAGCCAGCCGTCCTGTTCGTTGCCGGTATAGTCAATCTCGGACATCTGCAGACCATTGGTGAATCCGTACACCTCGTACTTCATCGTCATATCGTGGCTGTCCTTGTTACGCACTACCACCATTACGCGGCTGTACGACAAGGCGTTCATGTGGTCTTTTAACGCCTGTGACTTCACGAAGGTTCGGCACGTGATGTTGTGCGCAAAGCCGTTGATAAACTGGCCGCTATGCAGTTGGAATGAGGCATCGTAAGCGTTGCGTTTGCCTTGATAGCGCACGGCATAACAATCGCTTTTCAATGTCAGTCCAGTTAGCACGTTATCCACTACGGTACGGCTGTCAATGTCGCGCAGGTCAATGAGGAACAAATCGGCCTCGATACCCGCATTAAACTGGCCGCATCGGGCCATGTTGTGGTTTGTTTGAATCTTACTACAAATACCCATATCTGTTAATCTCCTATCGGTTTAAAGCGGGGCAGTGCTGCTGCGCCACCCAGTTTGTTTTTCCTGCAATCGTCCTGCGGCACTTGCGCACGCCAGTAGGCAACGGCATCCGCAAGGTATTGTTTGCCTATCTGCTCGGCATCGCGGGCAACGCTGGCAATCATCTGCGGTGTGGCCGGTTGGCTGTCGTCACTCTCTTTCACCACTACGCCGAACGGTGTCACCTGTGCGGGGTGTACGCGAATGAAACGTGCGAACGTCAAATAACATTCTGCAGCCTTTAGGCCCTTGAACACGTGCTTGCGTCCGTCTGCGTCCTCCCATGTGCCGCCGCTTAACAGCATCTTTTCCTCGTCCGTGAGGTCGTTGTACGGCGTGGTATCTATATGCTCGTATTCGTCAGCACCAATGGCGGGCATAATATCCAGTTGCTCGCACTCCCTTATAAACACCTCAACACGGCTTTGCTGGGTGTTGGCGGCAATCTCTCTGTACTGCCGTATGTCCTGTACCGTGATAATCATTTCAGTTTCTCTGTTAATCGTTCCACTTCCTCGGGTTCAATACCAAACATAACCTCCAATGCGACTTTGCGAGCATCCAACGGCTTGTTAGTGTCGAACAGGATTTCCAGTGCCTTGTCGGTGCGCTCACCCAGTCGCTCTGCGAGGGTCTGCGTTACCTTGTACTCCTTCGGCATTATCGAATAGTCACCCTCGGGGTTAATGGCGTTGATGTCCTTGTAGTATGCCATGACCTCTGCGAACACACGCTCGATAACCAAACGCTCGCTGTCGGTCTGTGAGTTGTAGAAATCGTACGCCTCTTTCATGGCCGTTGCGCCAAAGTTGCTGCCCACGTCCTTTGCACGTAGTATCGGCGGCTGGCAGAACGCAGCACCTATGCGGTCGGGTATGTCGTTGTTGCTGTTGGTGAACTTCTTGTCGGTGTTGTTCGTTTCAAACGGCTTGAACTCCGGCTCTTGCTCGCCCATTTTGAGGTTAATGTACATCATGCGGCCCGCATTCGCGTCACCTTGATATACGGCCAGTTCCTTGCGTGTTTCGTCCTCTTGGCTCTCGCTCTCGGGGCGGTTGTCATGGTCTATGAACATACCGCAAGGCAGGAAGTTGTTACGTATGTTGCGATACGACACGTTGCTCAATCCTTCCTCTGCCGACATATCCGTTAGCGCGGCATCGTAGACCGGCAGGGGGTAACACTTGTCGCCTCGGCGTGAGAAATACAGCACCTGTCCGTTCCATTTGTCCCAGCCTCCGGCGGCTTTAACCTGTTCGTCTATCTTGTCGGGGTCGTAGAAATCGAACCATACAATATCCTTTTGCCGGAACGGACGCAGTGCCGTATACCGTCTGCCCCAGTCGGGGTGCATGGCAATCTTGTCGAACGTGTAGTCGTCCTTCAATGCTTGCAGTCGCAGCCACTCAAAAGGCAGGTGCGCCACACTGGTTATCTCGTGCAAGGCGTTCCAGTTGAAGTGCAGCGCGAAACCGCCGAACATGGCGAAGTCGTGCGCTATCTTATCCAGTACATCGTCCGCCGTTTCACCTTTGGCATTGATTACCGCCTTGTAGAACTCACGCGCACGGAATCCACGACCGAACACAAACCTTGCAAACTGGCCCACGCATGAACCGCCGGTGACAGACGCGCCCACTACCTCCATTAACTTTTGAGGGTAGTCGTTGCGCTCGCCGTAGTTCTGCACGCCCAGTGCCTTATCGTTACGTGTACGCAGTTGTGTTTCCGATTTCAGTGCAGCCAGTTTCATGTTCTTTTACTTCTTGATTATTTTGCCAAATATTGTTTTCATCGCGGACATAAAACCATTACCTTTTGCAGCCGGCATCGGTTCGGCTTTTGCCTGTTCGGGCGCGTGGGCCTCAACACTATTGCCGAGCGCAAGTTCGTACCAGTTTTCGGGGTACTTGGTAAAGTGCTTTATGTAATCGGGATTGGTGCGTAGATGATACAATGCGAGTTCGTCCGTCAAGTTTTGGCGCACGGCATTCTTGCTTGTGTCGTGATTGACGACATCGTAGAGTATCACACCCTCCCTTAATTCAAACAACGAGTTTTTCATAACGCATCACCTTCTATGGTTACGCCTGTTGTTTCCATGTGCCGGTTTTCCGGCGGGCTTGTGCTGCTGTTCGGCATTTGCCGGTGCAGCATCCGATTCCTTGCTGTCCTCCACCTCTGCAGGTTTGGTGGGTGCGGCGGCGTTGTTAGACGATGCCAGCGCGAGTTCCTGCCAGTTGTCGGGGTAAAGGTTGAAAAACTTGATATAATCGGGATTGGTGCGCAAGTGGTAAAGTGCCAACTCGTCTGTTATGTTGTGATGCGTGACGGTCTTTGTAGGGTCGTGGTTTACGACATCGTACAAGACTGCACCTGCACGCAAGTCAAATCTCTTTTCCTTCATAGCGTTTAATTTGTTTAGGTCTGTTCTCATTAACAATATGAAAGCATCGAACCAGCAATTTGAACAACTTTTGTTCAACGACTGGCGGAAAATGCCAACGTATAGTCTTTCCGTTTCGCGGCGGAAATCGGCATCATCGCGTATGAGTTCCCGCACCTGCGTAGAACTCATACCACGATAAGCCTCTCTGTACTGCTCAATATTCATAGAGCATCAACGAGGGTTTAGGAGGCGCAAAGAGCGTCTACCATTGTCTTTGTTGCTGCAAGGCTGGTTACGTACACGCTCTTGGGTACTTCGCTCTCGCGGGCGTTGTCCTCGCTGCCCAGTGTGATAGCGTATGCAACGCCGTCACCGTCTGTGCTGTTGTACTCAATGGCGGTAGCAACAAGGCCGTTCTCTGTGCCGTATGCCTCGTATGCGGTAGCCTCGTTGTTGATGTCGCGGTTCAGCACGATAGCAACGAACCTGCCGTTGGCAATCTTGTTAATATCGTCCTTCAAGGTCTGTGTACGGTCGAACGCACGCATGATTACTTGGTGGCCGAAAGATGAAAGGTATGTACCCTTGTTCATCTGCACGCTGGCCTCGAATGCCCTCTCGTGTGATGTAAATTTGCTGGCCTTTGTTGTGCCGGCAAGTGAAATGGCACTGATTACGCCGTTGCTCTCGGTGATTGTAGCGGCCTTCCAGTCGTCAAAGTTGATAAGCACGGCCTCGCCCATGATGCCGGCAACAGCGTTGCGGCATGATGCCATTGTGAGGTTTCCTGTAATTTTACTGCAATCCATAGTCTTGATGTTTTAATTGTTGTCGTGAAAAAGAAAGGGCGGGCGCAAATACCCGCCCTCTCGGTTGTTCTCTCTCAACCCGATTACTCGGCGTAGATAAGATGTGCGGGGTTGGCAAGTTCGGCATCTATCTTGTCCTTCAGTTCGATGTAGTTCTTGCGACTGGTCTTGTCGTACCATACATCAACTGAACCGAACAACTGCGAACTGCCAGTACCTACGGCGAGAACACTCTTGGTAGTCAGCACGGCGCGGTGCGGCTTGAAATAGGTGTCGCGCAGGTCTTGGTAACTCTGTATCATCTCGTCCCAAATCGGCATTGCGATTACAGGTACACCGAGGAATGAAAGGGCCTTTACGCCGTCAATAAGATTGACGTATGTTTCGCTGATACCCTTGCCGATAAGATACTGCTCGTAAGCATCGGCGATTGACTGGGTAACAAGGAAACGAGGACGGTTGGCCTCGTTGGTGTCGGCCTTCATCTGACGCAGTTTGATAGGTGCTTTGTACCACATATCGCTCAACAGGGCGTAAGCACGGTCGGGTGTCATGTATGACATCTGTGCGCTCTTGCTGGTCTGTGAGTTGGCGGCAATGCTGACACCGAGGTTTGCATCTGCGGTAACGGCTGCACGCAACTGCTTGAACAGACCGTCAATGATGTTGAAGTAGTCAATGTCAATGTCGTGGGTGTATGTGCCGCCGTCATTGATTTCGGTCTTGTGGTCGGTGTCCTTTGAATAGTAGGTCTTGCCACTCTCTGCGTTACCTGTTGCGGCCTCGCCGTTCAAGTAAATAACGGTCTTGTCGGAAAGAGCGCACTTGACTGCGCCGGCAGTGCTGGAGGTAACAGCGAGGTAAACCGTGCCAACCAGTGCTGAACCTGCGGTCTGCTCGGTAGCGGCTGCGGTGGGTACTTCCTCGAAATCAACATCGTTGGCATCGGTGTCGTTCAGCCAAATGATGCGATACATTGCCTTGTATACTGCACCTGTGAGAACCTCGACAACAATTGCCATGAAATCGGTGTCGGTAAGGTCGTCCATGCGTGTACCCTTGTTCATGCAGTAAACGGCCATTGTGCTTTCAAGGTCGGCTGCGCACTCGGCGAGGAAAATTTCCCATGCCTTGGGCTTCCAAAGAACCTTGCGAGTACCAATGTTGAAGTCCTGCGGGGTGGGGTCGCAACCCTGCTTTGCCTTACCTACAAGACCGCCGCCAGTGATGAAACCTACCTCCTTGTCGTAAACGATGTCGGGCCACATGGTGTGAATCTCGGCAATCTCGGGGAGTTTCATTATGCCTTCGTAAACCAGTTCGTTGATGTCACGAATCTGCTCGGCAGTGAATGTGAACTTTGAAAAATCAAAGTCGATTGTGTGTGATGTGTTTGCCATAATTTTTTGTAATTAAAATGTTAGAAAATGTCCTTACTTCTTGTTGCGGCCCAGTTTGTCGCGCACCTCGTTCTTGCGTTCCTCGCTGTCCTGCTGCTTGCCTTCCTGCTTGCCTTCGCCGGCAGGGATGCCGTTCATGCGCTGCTGCGGTACGAAGTTGCTACCCAACTGCTCTTTGAGGTTGTGTATTTCCTCGTCCTTTGCCTTTATCTGCTCGTTCAGTCCGGCAACCTCGTTGGTAAGGTTGTCCTTCTGCTCGGTCAGTGCGTTTACCTGCTCTGTGAGGTCAGTTACCTTGTTCTCGGCCTCAACTGCCTTGTTCATCTGTGCGTCACGCTCGGCGGTCAATGCCTCAACCTGCTGGCGTGCCTCGTCACGCTCTGCCTCCAGTGTGGCGATGTTCTCGCGCAACTGGTTCAGTTTCTCGTTCTGCTCGGGTGAATCCACACCCTCGGCCTCTGCCTTTGACAGCAAATTTTTCAGTTCTTCAAAAAATTTCATATTGCTTAATTTGTTGGTGTTGTACTGATTGATAGCACCGATAAATCCGTGTGCGAGCATATAGTCGGCATCGCGCATCTTTTCCTCGGCCATTGCCTCGGCGAGTTCCGCACGGTCATAGCCGGTACGGTCTGCGTAGATGTCGAGCATACGTTCCTGCATATCGCGCATTTCCTCTGCGTAACGCTCAACGGCGGTAGTGCTGCCACTCACGCCGCCCTGCACCTCGTGAATGAGGAACTGCGAGTTGGGGTTCGCGGTGCGCTGGTTCTTGGGTGCTGCAAGCAAAAGCACGATTGCCATTGAATGGCATCCGCCCTCCACATTGCAGTAGATGTTGCGCCCGCTTGTACGTAGGCAGTCATAAAGTGCAAAACCCTCGGTGACGCTGCCGCCGTCACAATGAATGTTCAACTTGATGTCGTGTTCATCGGGGTTGTCCTCTAAAAGTTTCTGCAGCGTTTCCAGCGTGAAGGGGTGCGGCATTCCGTACCACTCGTATATCCACGCTTGGCTTTCTGCATCAATAACTTCATGTAGTTTAATTTCAAGCATATTCTCTCGTTTTGAAAATTGTTTCTTTTGCCCTCTGCCGCGTTATCTCACCGCCGCCTGTGCATCGCACCACGCGAGGCGAGAAAGTTGCCTACGGCGAAGTAATGGCATTACAATCGTTGCAAATCTAACGTAACCACGTTACACTCCGTTGGTAAACTTTTTAATAACCCTCCTTGCGCATCTTGCGAACGATTATGCGTACGTTCTCGTCCGACATGAAAAAGTGTTCGCCGGTCAAGTCGTAGGCATCCATTTTGCACATCTGCTGGCACAAGTCCAGCCAGTATTCGTAAACCCTCACCGCCCTGTCGATGTCACGCGGTGCATCCGGCCAACGCCTTTGAAGGTTGGCAGGGGATTGTTTGATGCGTTCGTAAAGTGTCATACGCGGTTATTGCTTTGCCAGTGATTCAATGTGTACCTGCTGTGCCTCGGCATCGCGCAACTCCGCCAGCGACAGCCATATTTGCTGCTTGCTTACGGCATCCGCCACACGGTCGCCTATCTTGTCGGCCAGCAAATCGTAGTCAATGTCCGGCTGGTTGTCGTGGGCCGCACCGCCCTGTGTCGCCATGTCGCCGTGACGCAGTGCATAGCCGGTATCGGGCATCGCGCCGCTCTGCTTGCCTATGTAGGAAATGAGGTTCAGCAACTCGGGAAACGCCTTGCTGGGGTTGCTTGCGATGATACGTTCCTCGCCCTCGGTTTCAATGAGTACGCCGCCCTGTTCATGGCTTGCACCCTCAACACGTCCGCCTCGGCGGGCCTTCGGTAGCGGCTGTGACATGACGGCTGCGGCCTGTACTGCACCCAGTCCGATTGCAACGGCGGTCAATGCCGCAGTCGAAACGCCAAAGTCCATTTTCGGTACTTCGGCCCAAATCTTCATCACTGCCTGTGCAGTGTTGATAGCGATTTGGAATACCGCAAGTGCCTTTTCACGCTCGGCCTGTTTGCGGGTTTCCTCGGCCTTCTTGTCTGCGAGTTCCTTATCCAGTTTCGCCACCTTGTCGTCATACTGACGTTGTGACATCAAACCGGCTTTCAACCTCTTGTCAAGTGCCGCCTTTTCCTGCTCGTTTTCCTGCTCATAGCGTTGCGTGCGTTCTTGTGACTGGTTGTTCGATATTTGGTTAAATGACGTGAACAACTCCGATACTTGGTTTACGTACTCCATGACGGCATCCATGCGCTTTTCGTTCTCGGACTTCATCAACTCCGTAAGTTGCTGTTCGAGTTCCGCACGGCGGGCCGCACTCAACCCTGCCAGTTGGAGTTCCTGTTCGATGTACTGCTTGCGTATGCGGTACTGCTGTTCTGCATTATCCCATGCCAGTTGCAGGTCGGTTTTCAACTGCTCTTGACGTTTGCGCGTCTGCTCGTTCAACGCCTGTTCCTCGTCCTTCGCTCTCTTGTCGCGGGCATCCTTCTCAATCTTTGCGACTTCCTCGGTTTCCTTCTGTTTCAGTCCGATATAGTAGTATGTCGCCTCTTCCTGTGTGAGTTCGCCAGCCTTAACCATTGTATCGAGGTTGGCATACAACTGCTTGTACTCGTCCTCGACCTTCTTTATTGCCGCCTTTGTGGGGTCAGTTTTCAGCATGGCATCGGTCATGGTGAGCATCATCTTGCGCACCCTCTCGGTCTGCTCGCGTTCCACGTTGGCATAGTAGTTCTTACTTTCCTGTTCCAGTATGGCGAGGCCGTCTGCAAGGTCTTGCGCGGTGATGTCGCCGTACTGCTGCTGCAGTCGCAGTTTCTCGCGCTCGTATGACTGGTTCAACTCAAACTCACGCTGTTTCCAGTCTTTTTCGTGCTGGTATTTCAGTTCCTCGTTTTCCTCTGCGGACTTCGCGCTGTCGTACTCGTACGCCTTTTGGTATGCCATGATAGCGGCATCCATTTTCTTGCGGTTTTCCAAACGGCGGTACGCCTCTTTTTTGTCTATCGTATCATCGCCGCCTCCGCCGCCGTTCGGGTCGTCCTGCTTTTTCAATGCCTCCATTTCAGCCTCGTATTGTTCGTACGTGGCTTTCAATGCTTGATATTTGGCCCTGTAAACATCAATCTCGTGGGTGTTGTCGGCGATAACCTTTTCAAGTCGTTTCTTGTCGCGCTTGCTCACGCCCTCGTCAATCTGACTTTGTGCCTCGTCAATCTCTGCCTGTAATGCGTTGGCGGCATCTTGGAAATACTGCATTTGGTTGTCGTAGTACTCCTTGACATCGGTGCGTGCATCGCTGCCCTGTTCCTGTGCATCCTGTGTGATAAGGGTAAATATCTCGATGTCCTCCTTTGTGAACTTCTCGACATTCTTTTGGAACTCGGTTTTGCCGTTTTGCTCGATAGCATCCGTGAGTTCGTTTATGTCGTCAGCAAGTTTGCGGAAAAAGCGCGACAAAGGGCCTTCGCTGTTCATAACTGCCAACTCGAACCCCTCCCATGCCGACTGCAAGAGTTTGATTGAACCCTCAACGGTCTGCAATCGTTCCTCACGTATGCCGATTGCATAGCCGTCTACGTTCGCCAGTTTGTCGTTAAGTTCCTGTACGGCATCGGCATTTTTGAGCAAAGACGTGAATGCGGCAACACTTCGTTTGTCGGTCAGTTCAAGTGCTGTCGCTACGTCAATGTTACGGTCTTGCAATTCCTTCAATCCGGCAACAAGGGTTGGTATGTCCTTTACAGGCTGGCTCAAACTCTGTGCAAGGGTCGAACTGCTATCTGCAAGTTTCAGCAATATGTTACGTGTGCTGTTTGCCGCCATGCTCGCATCCATACCCACGTTCGCAAGTGAGCCGAGTATTGATACGACACCCTCCAAATCGAAACCGACCGCACTTGCAACCGGCGCAACCTGTGACAACGCGGTACGATACTTGTCGAACGATAGCGCACTTTCATTCGCGCCCTTTACAAGTACATCTACCACATGGCCTGTGTCGCTGGCATCCAACCCGAACTGACGCAGCGTTGCGCCCGCGAGTTCTGCAGCCTCACCCAGTCCTGCATCCAAATCCGTAGCAAGGGCGAGTACCGATTCCGACATATTGTTGATGTCGTCTGCCGAGAAACCCAGTTTGGCAAGTGCCGTTTGCAGGTCGGTTACCTGTGACGCGGTGTACTCGGTCGTTTTGCCGAGTTCCTTCGCCTTGTCGGACATGACCGCCATTTCCTTGTTGTTCAGTCCCAGTATGGTTTGCAGGTTCTTTTGGGCCTGTTCAAATTCGATGTTGGTTTTGATGATACCCTTTATGGCGTTGTACAAACCGCGTATCGCAGCAATGGCCGCACCGACCCAACCGGCAAGCGCAACCCAGTTCTTTTTCGCTTTCGCAAAGAATCCCTGTTGGTCGTTCTCGACCTTCGCCTGTTCCTTGTTCAAGTCGTCCAGTTGCTTTGTGCAATCCTTAACGGCCTGTGCCTCCTTTTCCCACTCCTTTGAACCCTCCGGCAACTGCCCGAGTTTCAACAGGTGTTGGCGCAGCATTTCGTTAAGTTCCTGCACGCCCGACTTGTAGTTGCCCACGTTGCGGGTATACACACCGTACGCCTGTTCCAGTGTCGATACTTTGGTGTTCAGTGTGTTTACGACTTCCTGCTGGCGTTTGTACTCGTCCGTCAGTTCGCCGCCCGCAATCTTTATCTGTCGCAGTTTGTCTTTCTCCACTGACAACTGCGCGGCCATACCTTTGAGCGTGTCCTTGTAGGTGTTTTCCGATATTATGGTGTTCTGCACCTGCCGGCTCACCTCGCCGATTTCCTTTTTGTACGCTTTCTGCGCCTCGGTGTTGGCGGCAATCTCACGTGACAACTCGGCAACGCTGCGCCCCTGCGCATCGACACCGTTTACGCGGGCCTCGTCCAACGCGGCTTGCAGTTCCTTTTGTGAGGTTTTGAGTTCAACGATTTTCTCGTTTAACGCACCTATTTTCTGCACGGCCTCCGACATATCGGCCCGCACCTGCAACAATATCTCCTTTTTCTCTACCATATCTCAAATGTTTATTTCAGTTCAATAAGTTCTGCCTCTGCCACCTTCGCGTTCTTGGTCGTAAGTTTACGTATTGCGTAATACCTGCCTGTCTGTTTGAGGTAGACAGGTATGCGCATATCCAGTGCGTTAAGGTCTGCAGTTGTCACAAGGAAATCACCCTTGATGATAACAGGGTGGTAGATTGCATCGGCATACTGCTTGTAGTATTCGTTCAATATGTTCGACCAACGTTGCATAGAACTATAACCAGCACTTATTACCAGCCAATTAACCAATAAAGAAACGTCCGGCCCGACCAATAAAACAGGTGGTATGTCGTTGCCGGCAAAGTCCCATGCATCATCTTCGTTTTTACTCCATACAGGTATCTTATTATCGGGTGCAAGCGCGAAATCACTCTTGCAATATTCGGTTTCTGCCTGTATCGTTTCATCATCAACCTTTATCGAACCTGTATACTGGTCGCGGTCGTACCAATCTGCCTCTGCATAACGGAAATAGTTTTTGCGGGCCGTGCCGTCAAGTGTCGTTTGCCGTTCCTTCGGCTGCAAGGTTATCATCTTATCCGTCCAGTCTTTCGCCTTGCTCTTATTCGTTTTTAGCGCGTTGAAACTGGCAAACTCAAACGTTTTGCCGTCCTGCGAAAACGCAAACTCGCCGCGCAACCATAACAGGTTCTTGATGAACTGGCCGCATGACATATCGGGCAGGTTCAAACCTATTGGGTATGAGTTTAGTGTTACTGCATCGTACATCACTTCCTCGCCTTCGTTTCTATCGAAAACAACGGAAACCTCGGATATATCCGTACCCGACAACAGGACTGCATCGGAATATGCGTAATAGTTGTCATACCATAACACGCACAATGCGATATACTCGTAACCCTCAACATCAATATCATACTGAACGTCACCTGTCAATGAATAGCGCGTCAAATATGGGCCAGTGCCTGTTTGCGAATCAATGCTTGCTGCAAGTAGGTTCTCAACTGCCGAAGTGTTGTCTATCTCGGGGCCGTGCATCTTGAACACCGACAAACCGACAAACTTGCTGGGGTCGCCGTCCGGATATGGGAAACTGCTGCCAACATAGTTGTACTTCATGTATTCCACATTAAACCTAATACGAGCCGTTTTTGCGCCACCTGTATATATCGCCTTTGTTGTCGGGTCGTAGTAATTATGCAAATCCGTCATATGTGACGTATTCGGGCCTATCAGCAAGTAACGGAAATCGCCGTATGAATACAATCTGCTTGTTGCGTCATAATCAAACCTAAAACGCTGGGCGTATCTCGTGTCGCTGTCGCCATTGCGCGAAGTCAAAGGCATAACCAATTTATTACTGCCTTTAACCGTTGCAAGCGATTGCAACCCAGTTACTCCACATTTGGTTTCTATCGCCTCCAGTACTTTTTTAACCGATACGCCTACACCGCTACGCTTTCCGCCGTAGTTAATCAATGCCATGTAGTTATTCGGATTGCTCACCAGCGATGCAGGATAACGTGAACGCCCTAACGATAACTCACGCAAACTTGTGTCAAACAACTTTTGAAACGCATCGGTGTTGCCCCATGTAAAACACATCTGTATATTCTTGTCAGTCACCGACAACAGCGTTGCTTTGCCGTCAAACATCTGCACACCGTCACGCTTATATACAGCGCGGTGTTTGCGGTACGCGAACGTGCTGTCTTGCTGCAATGAGGTACAACCGATTATCGACTTGTTATGAGGCGTTGCGGGAAAAGTAACCGTGTTTGTACGGTTGCTTATTATCGCCTTGATGTCAGTTAAGTACGGCGACTGCAACACCATTTGAACGCCTTTTGAATTGGCATCCAACTCCATTGTTTTGCCGTTGATGATGATTTCCTCGTACATAGCAACTTACATTATGGTATTCAAATCGGGCAGTCGCAAATCAATGCTGAACTCCAGCGTTGCAGTGTCGGTGCTTTCTTTGATGTCGTACTTTTCAACACTGACGCGCAACCACCTGCTGCCGCCTCCTTCGCTCAAATCAATTTTCTTGCGGAATATCTCGATGTAGGGCGAAATTGCCATGTCCTCCAATACCGCCAATTCCTCCTTTATCACCTGCTTGCCCAACGAAATAACACGCCCAGCCGTCACGTCAAACGGTGCAACTTCGGGTATCACGAGCAATGTGCCGCGTCTGTACTTGTCCTTTTTCGTTTGGTTGGTCTTGACGTTGGTTGCGATTATCTGCTTGTGCGGGAATACAAACGCGTCAAATCCACCCCTGCTGTTTACCCAGCGTACGATAACATCGTTGCATTCGGGTAACTCAATGTATTGCACGTTTTTCTGTCCGTTTGGCAATATAGCGTTTGCGGCTGTTGCGGCATTTGCGGTTGCAATGCCTAAATTATACACATGGCCTTTATAAAGCGTGATATTGCCGTAAGTCGTATTATTGCCCCAATACGGAATAAGCACCGACACAAAGAAATTACCCTTGCCGGTATCTTCTCCGACCTCGAACGCCTTACCGCTTGAAAGCAACGCATTATCCGAATAAGCATTCTGTTCAATGAGTTCGTCCCCTTGCTCTTGACCGATACCGTTTACAATTTGGTAGAACTCCTTTTGGCGATACTGGCCGTTGTAGTCGGGAAAGAAACTATTTTTGACACGGAACACCGCACCCATGTAGTCCTCTTGTATTGCCTCACCACCGTATACCTCACCATAATATGCCAGTGACATATCTTTTGCAAACAGCGTACAAACAACGCTTGATACGTCAAAGTCGGTAATACCCTCAAATTCGTTTGCTTTCAGTGATGCCAACAGGTTGTCGTTCACGTCTGCCAGTTCAAGTTTCACCTCTCCGCCGTTTGCTGTCGTGTCGATAAAGAACGTGTATTCGTCACCGCTAAAGTCCAGCATTGCAGACGGCGCACCAGTAGGAGGTGTCACGCCGCCAACCGCGAACTTTATCGCATGACTACGAAATATGATGCTGTTGTGGGCCTTATATACGTAAAAGATATTTGGAATTTCCCACGCCTTGACATCATTCGCAGTATTGTGAGCCGTCATATAGGTTTGTACGTTAGATGAATATGCACCCTCACTACGTAACATACTGGCAAGAATATCGCCTATTGCACCCAGCGTTTGGTCTGTGCCTATGTTTCGCCAAATAATATTTTGCTGTGCCATATTGTATTGTGTTTAGTTATCCTTAATCATCAAATAAATAATGGTCGTCAAGAACACGAACACCGCCGTAAGTAACAACCATACAGGCGGGTTGTGCGTTGCCAAATAACAGGCAATGCCGTAAATGATACCGCCGCCTACCATGCAGCCGGACGATATAACCAGTGCCTCAACCAACTTATTTTTCATCGTGACGTGTTAAAGAAATTGTTATCAATCGTTTCCGTAACCAGTTGCTCGTAGTAAATACCGAGCCTCTGTTCAACGGTCTGCTTTGTCGCCTCAACAGCCGGTGTGATGATGTCGCGCCGCCCGCCGTTGCGGTACAATTTCGAGCCGTAGCGTTTGATGTACCACGCGAGGTACTTCGCAAGTCGCTGGGCCTGTTCGTCATTGACAGCAAGGCCACGTATCTTGCACCACTCTTTGAGGTTCTGCACCATTGATTCGCGGCTGGCTGCAGTACCCTTGCGGCGTGCTGGTCTGCTGCCGGTTTCCCATGCGCCGGTGTAGGGCATTCCCCATATCTCGCCTACAATGGCATCGGCCTCACGGCGCATACGCACTTCAAGAGCGTTCATTGTACGTCCTGTCGCACGTTGTCCCGCCTGTATGTGGCGGCGTTTGATGTCGCCCACGCAGTCGTTCAATGCCTTGCGTATCTCGCCTTCAATATCCATTAGTGCCTCTTGTTGCTCATTATGCGTGTGTAACGCTGTTCATACTCGTACTCTTTGAGGTCGGCGTGCAGGATGCCGTACACCTTCGCCCATTCCCAACCCAGCACAATGTCGGGGTCTTTGCCGAACTTCTCGGCCAGTGCCTTGACCGTTCCCATGTGTCCGACCTGCGCAAACATATTCTTGATGCCGGCGCGTTCCTGTTCGGGTGTCGGGTCATACTTCAACGTCTGTGCCTCCAGTTCAACCCAGTACTTGATGCCGTCCAGCATTCGGTTAAGACGTGCAACGCGCATCTTGGGCGGCATAAGTCGTGCGGGCCAGCCGTACAACTCTTTCCAGCATTCGGCGAGGCGTTGATACTCCGTAAGGTCGTCATTACGTAGTATCTCGCCCACACCGATACGCTGGCCGTAGGTGAATGTACCCTCAACGTATTTCCATTCTCTCAATCTCATACCCAACAAATCCTGTTACCGCGAATAAAGAAATGCGCCTTGTCGGGGCAAAGCGTATTAAGTACGGAAGGGTTAAGTGTAACCTTGCCGTCTTGTTCCTGCATCGTCCAGCCTTTGGGCCACATCGGTAGCAACGCCATGTTACACACCGAACCGCAACCGCAAGGGCAAAGGCATTCCACTTGGCCGTGTTTCCTGCTCACGTACAATATGCCGGATTCCAGCGTTAGCGGGAACGTCTGTACGAACCGCACGTCTTTAAACTCCGTCAGTTTCTCCATTGCTCTGTTGTGTTTCGGTTTCAATGCTTATCATGCACGTTGGTATCGTGCAGGTGAAACGCAGCAACACGCCTGTCACGTTCGCGTCAAACATCGGCGGCTCGGGGTCGCACTGGTATTCCATTACTTCCGAAAAGAAACCGCTTGCATCCATTTCATTGAGGAACGGATAAACGCCGTACTCAATCAAATACTCGCGGATTCTCTCGCGTTCCTCTGCCACACCCTCGAACGGCACAAGTTGGCCGAAATGGATTTCCAACGTAACCTCACGCTTGCGGTTGTACGTACCTTTGAGCAAGCGTTGTCCGTAGTATTCCTCAACCCAAATGGCAGGGAAACCCGCGTTGTCTGCCGTGACGTTCTGCATCGCCTTCACGTCATAGTAGAAATGGAAACCTTCTACCTTTTCGGCAATCTCTTTCAGTTTGTCAAGTATTGTCATTGTCGTAGTATTATGCAGCCTTGTGCCTATTCCTACGTTTCTGCCGTGCGTGCGTCATGTTGCGTTTCTTGCCCTTGCGTGGCAGGAATCCGCGAACGTCATGCCGGATAACAGGGAAACAGCCGTTTGGCGCATACGGCCAAAACAAGGTTGCCATGCTTGGGTCGCTGGCCTTCATGAGCATAAACGCCTTGCGGTTTACAAAGTCGCGTTTCACTTCTTTGGTCTTAACCCTTCCAAATGCACCTTTCTGTTCCTCTCTCGCGTAGTAGTATGTCAAGTGTTGTTTACGTAATTGTGTCATAGTCGTAATGTTTATGTGTTAATGCTTGTGTTTGTCCGTTCTCGCTTGTTGTCGTGGCCCTCACGGCAGAATCGTGGCGGCGTACACACATACGACCAACACGAACAGGATAATGGCATACAGCGCATCAATGGCGTTGCGTCTGCGCTTGCGGCAATCACCTCGCGCATACTCCATGATACTGGGACGCACACCGGCACAAAGACCGTTGAATACATCGTACCTGTCGGCACTCACGAGGCGGAATATGTTTGCCCCGAGTTCGTCACTTGTCGCAGCCATGAACCAGCCGCCGTGATTCTTGCGCAGTTCCGCGATTACCTGTTTTGTTGCCTGTTTCAGTGTCATATCGTTACATCTTGTGTAATGTGGTTACAATTTTAGTGCATAAAGTCCTGCAGGTGTTGGTAAGGTTTTCACACTGGGTGTGTCACACTTATTCCAGAATGCCCTCTGCCGGACATCTGCAAGTTAAGGAAAACGCCGTACCTCGCGGCGTCCATTGTGTGGTCTTGCACCGCTATCGGCTCGTTCAGCAACGTGCCGTTGGCATCCTTTTGCCACACGTAGCCGCGCAACTCACGTATCATGTTCAGCGAGCGTTTGGTAACGTAAATCTTGTACCCCTTCATCATCTGCAGTTGCTCGGCCTTGCGGGTCGCCTTGTAACTGCCCTGCACGTTGAATCCGTACCGCCGCAGTTCCTCGTTGGTCTTGGGTTCGGCGGCATCGGCGTACACGGTCGTACGTACCTGCTGCTGTTTCATCACGGCGGCAATGTCGGCGTTCAGCATACCGATACGGTACAGCACTTCGTCAAACCACAACTCGCGTTTGCGGTTGTCGGTTATGCAGTGTATCAACGCCGTTGTGTCGTTGGTGAATCCGTAGTCCATACCGTAACTCTCTATCATGCCGTCCGACAGCGTTGTGGGCCATGCGTCCACCTGCTCGAAATCGGGGAAAATAAGACCCTCCAAAATGCCGGTCTTACCCTCGCCGTACACGCGCCACCATGAGGCATCGTTCTTGTTGCTCTCGATTTCCTTCACCTGCTCGGCGGTGAGGTAGTCGTTGTCCTTGTACGTGCTGTGAATGGTAACGCAGTTGTCTTTCGGCTGTATGCGTTCCTCAATCCAACTCACGAACTCGGGGTTGTAGTCAATGAATATCACGCCCGAGGTACGCACCGCCAGTTGCCTGTAGGTGTCGTACTTGATGTGTATGCCCTCGTTTATGAACAACCGCTTACGTGCAGGGCCTTGCACACGGCTGGGGTTATCCACACTGAAAAACTCCAACTTGCCGCCTTTCGGGTATGTGTACACGTGTTCAGTTTCGTTCCATTGCGGGTCGTCCTTTAGCGGATGCCCGATTATGGCCTCAAAGTCACGTATCGCACCTCGTTTGAGGTGTGGCAGGGTTTCCGATACCACGCTGGTTACTTCACCGGCGTTGTCAGTTTCCACAAGGTAGTTCAACACCTGCAGTATGGCGAAGGTCTTGCCGCTACGTGTACCGCCCACCGATACGACATAACGCGGCCTCGGCGTTTGCAACACCGCATCCTTCGTCAATTTGAATACCTTTGTGTGAGCCATTGGTTATACATCGCTGTTGCGCAAGTCCTCAATGTCCTGCTTTTCCTCGTCACTCTGCACAACAATCTGCCGCACGGTTTCCGTTGTCTGCTGCTTGTCTGCGAGGCCCAGTATGCGGGCAACGATGTTCTGCTGGTATACGCCCTGTGCCGCCCCTGCACGCAGGTCATTGCGGCAGAAATCGCGCACGCACATTGCAGACCGTAACAACTCTGCCTCGTCTGTGGTACGTTCTGCCTCGTTTTTTTGCGCGATATTGCGTATCATGTTGTCGAGCCAGCGTTCGGTATGTCCGCAGTACACGCAGAATCCCTCAACGGTCAAAGGTGCGTCAAGTGTCACCTTCACGCCGTCTTTATCCAGCACCTCGCGCTGGTTGGCTGTGGTGTACTCGGCAAAGAACGTGAGCAATTCCTCGGCGTTCCTCACGCCGTACGGTCTGCCCTCCTTGCCTTCGTTTATGTTCTTGGTTTCGGCCTTCAATAGTTCGATAAGCCTCAACGCCTGTTCGTATCTTGTACTCATAGTGTCTGTCGTTAAAGAAAGTCCCTTACTTTGGCAATCTGCCACTCAATCTGCCGCAGTTTGTCGTCCTCGCCGGCATCGGGCAGGTAGATACCCTGCTCGCTGGCCCACACCTTCAATCGGTCTATCGCCGTTGTCATTTCCTCGGTCGTGAGGTCACGACTGCTGCGCAGCACCTCCGTTTCACCCGCAAAGCGGTCATTCACTCTCTGCACGAACAACTCGGGATTGACAACCCTTTTGAATATCACGCTTTTGCAGTATTCCATGCGCTCGCCGAACTCCATTGCCAGTACACCCAGTAACAGGTGCAGGTATGCGTTCTGTGACAATGTGCGGCGTTTGTGTTCCGTCAAGTCCACCATTGCGCCCTTGCTTACGAGCGACTGCCAACGTACCGCCGCCCGCTCTCTGTCGAGGTCATTTGATAGGTTGTACAGCATGGTTCAAATGGTTTGTGATTCGCAGGGTGGTGTCGGGGCGTAGTTGATATACTTCTGCACCTTCGGGCAGTATACGCCGTTAATGGCGTTGAACGGCAGTTCACACGCCGCGAATCTTGGGTTTGTCGTTGGTCGTTGTCCGTCCATGTCGTTGTCGTTGTTTGTTGTTGGTGAGGCGGCAAGCGGCCAAACTCGCCGCCCCTGTGTTGCGCAAACAGGAATCGAACCCGCTACCTTTGGGACATGAACCCAATATGCAACCTTTACACCTCTGCGCGATGTTGCCCTATTCTCGTATCACTACGCAGGGCCAGTTCCTAATTACTAACCAATTATGCCAAATATGTATCTCGGCAGTGTAATAGCATTACACAACGGCAAAGATAGTGTAATTTGGTTACAATGTACGGATAACGTGCGAAAATTTGCAAATTCGCCCCATTCCTTGCGCCGTGCGGGACTTTCGCCCCTGCAGCCGATAGTTGCACCGCCTCGGCAAAAGATACGCCGTTACAGACGAAAAAAGGCGGGGTTCATCGCCCCGCCTCTCTGTGTGCCTCCATGTTCAGTATTCTATAATAACCCTCACCTTTCTTGTCGTCATGCTCTGCGCCAATCTTGCCATGATGCCCTTGTAGCAATCCGGCCCGATATAAAAGAAACCCTGTCCGTCTGCATCGTAGTTGTCGGGGTTGTGGGCGGGAACTTCCAGCGTTTCGTCCGTCCACTCGCCTGTGTTCAACATCTGCACCTGTTTCATTGTCTTGGGGTTCAACTTCTTGCCGCAGCACTCGCAAATGTACTCGGCACAACAATTCCTCTCATAGTTGCTGTCGTAGTTCGGCGTGCGCTCGATGTCTACGACCTTTACGTTTCTGTCCTCGGTTTTCATATCGCGTCCTGTTTTAGTATTCCTGCAGTATTGTGTCAAGAGCGGCGGCGGCACAACTCAAATTGCCCCATACCGTACCGTTGCCCTGTATCTGTAACTCGATGTCGTTGCCGTTGTCGGGGTCGTACTTCTTTCTCAACTTACTTATTCTCTCTGCAAGGCTGTTCAGTGCCTCAACCTCGCGCTTGTTCAATCTTGTTCTCATATCCTTTGGCTTTAATTGGTTTGTATTCTTGTGAGGTGTGGGCGGGTTGCCCCGCCCCTGTGGTTCTCACTTGTAATCCTGCATGATTCGTGCCAACTGCGCTTTCAGCATTGTTACGTTCTCGTCCTGCTTTGTGAACTTAACGCCTACGCTTTCGCCGTTCTTGTCTTTCTTTAAGCAATCGTTCTTGATGCAGACATCAAAGAACTCTGATACAAAATTCTCATTAAGGCGAATCTCGTCCTGTATGCGTTTGAGTTTCAGCAACTCGGTAACACTCATTTTGACGACCTTTACGTAATTGAAATTGACATCGGGATTAACGCCCCATGCGAACAATCTCTCGTTGCCCTCTGTTACCAGCATACCAATAGTGTTGAAATTCTCGTCCTTTGCAATCTTTGCAGTCATTGTTGTTGTCATTGTCGTTGTTGTTTTGAGGGTTGTTGTTTCATTATCTCTGCAACAAAAGTACACCATATTTTGTTATGGTGTACTCTTTACCCTCAAAGTTTAATATTCTTTAACAATTAGGGCATATTGACGTATGGCAAACACGTCACCCGCAAGGGCCTTTGCAATGGAATTGTCGCGCCACGTAGTCCCTGCACGCTGGGGTGTCGGGATTCACGAGGCCGTGATGCGCCGTGCAAATAAACGCACGTCCGTTAATCTTGTGCAGTGCGCAGTCGCCGCACGTACGCTGTGGGTGTATCATTCCTTACGCGCTACGCTTTCGTTCAGTATCAGTCCTGCATATTCCTCTGCGAACTGCGAGCCGGCATAAATGGCGAGTTCCCGCGTACGCAAGGCAAGACGCGAGCCAAGACCCGCACCCGCGCCCGACGAACCGTTACTCGCACTCGCGCACGCTACGCCGCCATTCGCACTCGCACTGTAGCACGAGCGGTAGACGACCCGCGATTTTTCTTTGTCTGTCATTTCGTTTATCTCGTCCTCGGTGTACAGGTAGAAATACGGTGCGTATCTGTATTCCTTCTTGTCAAACTTCGGTGTCCAGCCTTCGTTCAAAGCCTTAACGATGATGCCGAGGCGCAGCCAGCAAAGGGTGTCATGGCGGGCATTATCGCCCAGCGCACGGTATTCCTTCACCAGTTCATCGTCCGCACCCAATTCGTCCAACGCATCTTGAAATGTCTTGACACGTTCCGTAACGTCCTTTGGTTTCTCGTCAATAAGTGTCAGCACTCCGTTTACCCATTCGGCCCTCTTGCCCTCGGGTACTTCAATTTCAATTTTCTTTGTCTTGTTCATAGGTGTTGTTGTTTATGGTTAATACTCGGTTATCTCTTTTTCACTATCGCCACCGGCGAGCGGTACAGGGCCAGCAAACACGCATCCCGCATTTCGGGATTCGTCCGGCTGGGGATACCCTGCACGTCTTGGTACTTCAATTCCTTGTGGGAAATCTTGCTGTCACGATGTGCGCCCCATATCTTTTGTAATGGCTGCTGCCGGTACGTTTCAAGGCCCACACTTTCCGCATACTGCAGTAGGTGTTCAAACGTGGCGTGACACTTGCCCACGCTGCGCCCCATTGCGAACACGACCTTTGGTTTGCCGTACAACGTGCGGTATGCCGTTGATGTGTCGCTGTCCTCAATAACAACCAGTATGCGCCCGCCGCGTGCTGCCAGCGCGTCAAGATACTTGATGCCCTCAACGAACGTGAGCGCACCTATGAACTCGAACGCCCTGCAGTTCACGTCCAGCAACGCAAAACCGCTCTTGTCGGTGTCGGGGTCAATACCCAGTATGTAATCGTAATTGTCGTTCATCTTATATCCACAAAATCAACCAGTAATATATCCTTGTCTGTTCCCTGCTCGATGATGCCGTGATTGTACCGGCTGGCGAACAGATACGGCCACCAATCATCAATGAGGCGAGGCTTGCATACACTCGCATAGCGTTCAATGCAGGTGGGCGAGTACAGGAAATTGTAATTTATCGTCCAGTCATACAGGTTACGTCCACACCAAAAGTTGATATTGGGGTAGAACATTTCCAACTCGTGGCAGTAGTTCCAAAACGCATCGCGCTGCTGTTGGGTGTACTGGCGTTCACAACGCACGTCCAGCAACACACGCACACTGACATTCTCGCGTGAGTTCAGTTTCTTTAGGTCGTCCCGAATCTGCTGCGGGGTGTACACGTACTCCACTGGGCCGTGTACAATCATTGGTTGGCCGTCAGCATCAAAGCGCAGTCGCAGGTCAAAGCACCGCACGCCGTAATCGTTGTACTGCGTATCAATCGTCTTGCGCTGGCACTGGGCCGTGAATCCGATTAACTTCATCCACCATGTGCGGGGTAAAAGATAACTCCATGCGTTGTGTGAACCTAATACCATATTTTGTCGTTTTATTTATATAAGTCAATCAAAGGCATACTTCCGTCAGTATAGCAAGGCACATCTATCCAGTACTGAATCCATAAGTGTTCACGCTCGCTACAACGCCACTCGCCTTTGTCATTCCACGCAAGAAATAATTTACCACTCCACGTTCGCGCCAATACTTCGCGGCGGTCGGCTGGTAATATATTATCAACATGATTCCAATTATCGTAAATGCGATGCTCTAACACCTTAATTTGCTTTGTATGCTTGCGTATAAGTTCGTTGAAAAATCGCTCATTGTTAGCCTCGCGGTTTTTCATGGTGTTTACCGCCACGCGGTCGTCCCAATACCGCAATGAGATAAGTCGCCCGAGTTTAACCTTATCCTCGGCGCACATCTTAATTGCATTTTTGCGTTCAGCGCGTCCAAACACTTCGCCGGATTCCGCCAATACTCGCCGGATACGCCCCTGTTCATCATACGTCAGTACGGCAGGATAATTCATAAACGGATATTGTTCAATAAGATATTTAACCACTCTTTCCTGTAAGGATTCCGGCACGACATAATAGAATTTACCCACTATAGCCGCATCGTGTTTGTGGTCTTTCTTAAAATCCGCCTTGAAGTCCTCAAAACTGCGCTTTATTTCAAACTCGGTACATATTCCGGCAGGACTAACGGCGATTAAATCCGCCTCATACGGCAATAGTCCCCAACTTACATTCGGGCATATCAAATCATTGTGAGCGTTGCAAAACTCGCTGTTATGCAATGCTAACTGAATATCCCTTACCGTAAGTTTTGTAACTACCGCCATACGTCAGCAACCAAAGTTTGTTTTCTTGCTCTTACCCTTAACGGCCTTGACGCGGCCCACCTTTGCATCACGGTTCATGTATTCCTCAATGCGTTTCTGTGCCATTTCCTTTTTGATACGCTCGAACGCCTCGCCGCCCTTGCGCACTCCGTCAAGGCCCACGCGGTCGGGTTTCTGCATGATGTACTCCAGTATCTCGTGCATCCTGCTATCGTCCGTGCCGGTACGACTGACGGCGGCATACATGACATCGGCCAGCAACTCGGCATCGTTGCCGAATTGTTCCTGCGTATCGCTGTCGAGTTTCCTTGTCATACCCCGCAATGCCTTGATGTGTTTTATTGCGAGGTCAAAATGGTTCTGTTCACGTTTGGATAACTTACAACCCACCTCGGCGTTCAGTTCCTCCGATTCCATACCGATTGTTTCCAACACATCGGCAGTGAGGAAAAACAGGTTGGTGAACAACGCCGCGAGGTGGGCGCGTTTCATCATCGGTTCACTCATTTTCATTGTCGCTCTTGTTTATCTTATCCATAAATTCGTTATACAGCCGTATAACCTTCTTGTCACGTATCTGCATAAGTTCCTCGAACCGTTGGCAGTAATAGTACACCGTGCTGCGGTCACGGCAAAATACCCTTGAAATGTCATGGCAGTTGTATTCCTGTATCTCGTTCAACCACCATGCGACTATCATGCGGCCCAATACCGCACTCTCGCCGCGACCCTTGCGTTTGAGTTCGTCCACCTCCACGTTTTGAAGTGATGCCGACACACCCATTGCCTTTTCGTAGTCGCGTGCGATTATTGCGGTTTTTTCCTCTGCAGCCTCTTTAACGCCAACCTCGCTTTGCGTAACCTGTTCTGTTCTCGCAGTGTCGGCGGCTTGCACCCCTGCGTCAGTTCCAGTAACGCCAGTAGGCTGTCCCTGTCGTTGTTGCTTATCCTGTACATTCATTGTTGTTGTCTTGGGTTAATACTCAATATCAAACTCGCCTGTCAATCCGGCTTGCTTGTCAAAACGGCGCATCCTTGCGCAGTTACCGTCACACCCCATTGTGATATGACAGCCATTACCCAACCAGCCGCTCTGCGCGCAGCAATGGCCGTAGGAGTAATGCCGGCACTTGCGCCGGTATGCCTCACGTTCAATCGGTTCTTTTCGTTTTGCCATTGTTCTTTCCTGTCTTACGTAATGAGTTCAGTCCAACTGCATACTCGCGGCCCTCAACAATAATCGTTGCTAAAAGTACCCCCCCCCTCTATGGAGGGAACTATAGACCGTATTCGCTGGTAACGTGTCTTACCGCCCAGCACGACAGCAACCCTGTCGCCTACCTTGAAATCATCCATTGTCGTTGTTGTTAATTGGTTAATAAATCCTTGTAGTATTGTTCAAGTAAATAACTATCTCGCCAGTCGTCATGCGCTGCCGGCACGTATTCCTTGCGGGTGTTCGAGTTGGCAATCTTATCATCGGCAAAACGGTTAGCCTCAAGCATCCGTTCCTCGCTGGGTTCTGCCACGCCGCCCTGTGCCTTTATCCATTCCCACACAATCGCGGCGAACTGGGGTAAATGGAAACTGCGTGCCTCGTCAGCGAAATATGCCGGTCGCTGTTCGTCCTTCAAGTCCTCGGGTATCTTTTCCTGTCCGAATATCGTACCATGCTGCTTGAAGTATTCAAAGGCCGCACGCGCTTTCTCCTTACAGGCTGCGTTGTTCATCGCCTCAATATCCGCCCTCGTACGGCGGTGCTTGCTTTCCTTGCTGGCGTTGTCCTGCTCGTCAATGATAGCGATGCGTAAAGCGTGCCTGTTGTACTGGCGCAGCCATTGGAGAATCACCGCACCGCTAACCCATGTGTCTTTGCCGAACTCGCCCGATACGCCGGCCTCCAGCAAGATGTCAAACTCCTTGTCGGTCAGCGTAGGATAATCACGTATTATCACGTCCGTAATGCGGCGGCACGATGTCTGCATCATACCCTCGTCACCTCCGCCCTGTCCGCGCAGTTTCATGGCATCCGCCACTTTCCACCGTACGGCTTGCTCGATTTGGCTCTCGCTGTCGTACTGCCCGAACTGCCTGCCGGTTTCGATTGCCGCCTTGATTGCTTGTTGATTCATTTGTTATTGTCGTTGTTTGTGTTGTTGCCGTATATTATGTCGTTGATGCGCCTTACCTCCTTTTGGCGGTATTCCTCAACCTCTTGTTCCTCTTGCGCCCTGCGCCTCTCAACGTCTTTCTTGCGTTCTATTTCCATTTGGGCCTCAAAGCGTGCGCGTTCCTCTTGCTCTGTGGATTCGCGCTGCTGACGTTTAACACGTCCGCCGTCCTGCTGTTCCCATGTCCTTACGGCTGCACGCCAGTCCTTCATAGGGTTGCGGCCCACGCGCCAGCCGTTGGCCTCATAGTATGCGAAAAATCTCTCTGCACTTATACCGTTTCCACGTTCAGTGCAATACGCCTGTATTTCCTCAATAGTTGGTTTGATGAACTTTTTTTTGCTCGGTTCGTCTTTTGGTACTACGTCAGTAGTACTTTTTATATCATTCTGTATATCTGTATTGTTTGTATTATCTGTATATCTGTAGTTGTTGCCCTCCTGCGTTCCCTCTGCTTGCCCTTTTGCTTGCCTTCTTGCTCGCCCTGTTGTTTGCCCTTTGGTTTCATCGTTGGTTTGGTAACTCTCATAGTTGCAAATAGTTATGACACTATATTTGTTTGCCCCTTTGATTGCCACGTTGTTTGACATTTTCAGTTTCCCCAACGCGCCCCGCACCTGCTTTGATGTCAAACCCAGTTCATCGGCCATTGCTGCAACGCTTGTGATGAACTGCCCGCGCTCAATCTTGATACCCTGCCACACCTTCGGCTGGTAGTTGGCTTTCAGTAAGCAATGCAGGAATACTCGTACGACATTCGTATTGCCGTACCATTCCCAATTCAGCATCTTGTCATATAACTTTATCCAGCCTCCCATTGCTTGATGTATTGAAAAACAAAGGGTGTCTTTTCCGCAACGCATTTGCACCTACGTTACGTACTGGGAACACCCTCGCATATCTTGTTTCCACGTTGTGCAACACGTGTTGTTTCAGTAATCACGTTGCAAATATACGCATCATTTTGTAACCACATTACAATTTGACGAGAATTTTGTAACATCATTACAATTTTTCACTCAAAACGGCATATCGTCTTTCTCTTTCCCGCCCTGCGGCTGGCCTTCCGGCTCGGGTGTGGGCGCGGGTTCTGCGCCTTCCTGTGCTGCTGGCTGCTGGCCCTGCTGGGCATCGTCTTTCTTGCCACCGATGAACTCCAGTTCATCAACCCTCACACTCCATGCGGTGCGCTTGATGCCGTCCTTTTCGTACTGGTGGCTCTGCATTTCACCGGCAACGAGCAACTTCGTTCCAACGGTTATGTTCGCGCCCAGTTTGCTTGCGCCGTCTGCAGTGCCGGTATACACAATGCAGTCGAACCAATCCGTGCGTATGGTTTCCCACTCGCCTTTGTCGTTCTTTCTCGTCTTGCTGACTGCAAGGGAGAAATTAACCATGCCTCCGTTCTGTAGGCTGCGACTGGTTGCGCTGCGGCCCACGTTTCCTGTAATTACGATACGATTCATATTGATTGTTCTTTATAGTGAGTATTGCATTACCGTCACCTCCGCGCCGAACTTGTTGCGTACCTTGACGCGCTGGCGTTTGACACGTATACCAGTGCGCTGTTCTATGTCATGTACTCTCGCCTGTAGGCGCATACATGAAAACTTGTTCAGTGCCTCCAAAGGAGTAATCTTGTTGCCGGCCTTCATGTAGGCCAAAATCTGCCCCGCTTGCGTTGCGCAGTTAATAGGGTTGGGGTTGTCGTTGGTGTTCATAATAATTGAGGTTAGTTGTTTTCAAGTCTGTTCATTCTCTCGGTTATCAACTGCCCCGCATCTTGGCAGTTGTTCATATCGCGCCGCAACTCGTCTATCTTGTCGTCCTGTTCCTGTATGCGGATAACGCAGACCATGAGTACTGCGATAACGAACACGGCGATAATGAGTATCAATATGGCGGCGACAATCGCAAACGCTTTCATACCGTTATCTTTATGGTTTCCGACACCTGCGATGTCTTGTAAAAGTCGTTTATCTCGGCCTCCAACTCGGGATGCGCTGCAGTTAGTTTCTTGACATCAAACGTACGGCGTTCGGTCGGCTCAATATAGGTAGCGCGGAATCCTTCTAACTCCACGCTCTTGATGCCGTTTTCCTTCATCAATCCCATAAGGCCCTTGCGGAACTCGTCACGCTCGGCGGTCAAACGCTTTATCTCGTTCTCGGTGTCACGGTACATCTGCCCCAGTTCAATGACAGGTGCAGGGTACTGGGTTTCCACCTTTGTCGGCTCGCGCTGCAAACCCTTGCGCCAGTCGTCAATAAGTGACTGCACGGCATCATGGCCCTTGTCCTTAACCTGTATCACCTGCCACGCGCCGCGACTGCGGTTGTACCACATAGCGATAAGCATTGACACCTGTTGCCCTGTCTGCTGGCGAAAAAAATCGGCGTAAATGCTCAACTGCCACGATAGATATTCCTCGTCAAACTCGCTCGTGGTCTTGATGTCGGCCAGCACGTATGCGTTTTTCTCACCGCTCTTGTGACGGAACACAACATCAACCTTGCTGGCGATGTCCTGCTCGTTGCTTACAAGATACTCCACGCAGTCGGGCTGTACCATTGCCGACAACTCGCTGCCCTGCCAGTAGTGCTGCAGTGCCTTTAACGCCCTGTCTGCCTCCGGCTCGAACTCCACGCAGTCGGGGTTGGGAATATGCGGCTGTTCCATTAACCAGTCCTGTACGGCCTCGTGAATGGCTGTGCCACGTGCGGCGGCACGCCTCAATACGTCCTCACTGATTCCGTTGTACTTGTCGTAGAACAACACCTGTTTGAGTACGGTTGTAACGCCTGTCAGTTCCTCCAAATCGAGCATATAGGCGTGCAGTCCCTCGGCGCGGTTCTCTATGAACTGCACCTTTGATTGTGGTAAATTTGTCTGTATCATTTGAGTTCTTTTTTACGGTTAATAACAGCGTTGTAGAATGTTGTGTTAATTTGCATACCGGCATTGTCTTTCCATACTTTCTGCAGGTCTGCAAGCGTCTTTGCCTCCTTGACGCATAACAGCGCGAGTTCCAAATCGGGGTCGTCCTGTGCGGCCTTGTTCTGTGTTACCTTGCCCTGTACTTCGTCCGGCGTTTCCTTGTCGGGGTCTGCGATGTCCTTTGTCGGCACAAGGAACATTTGCATAAGCACGTACTTCAATGCGATGCTCTTACACTTGTTGTAACCCTTGTCGCCATTGTCTGCTGCCTCGCCCCAGCCGTCAGCCGTAACCGTGCTGCCGTCCTCTGTTGATACGAAGGTGAAACGAATGTGCAGACGTGTGCGGAACTGCAGACTTTTGCGCCCCTCTCGGTTTGTGGTTTCAAAGTTTTCCTGTATGTGTTCAATCTCACTGGGCAGGATAATGATGCCGGCCTCGGCCATAAGTCCATGTAAAGAGTTCATGAAATCTTCAATGCCACGAAACATGAATCCCTGCTGCTCGTTTTTGCGCTCTTTATCAATCGCGCCAATCTTACCCATAACCTCACCCAGTTTCTTGTAGATAAGGCCAGTCTTGTTTTCGTTCTCGTTCATAATAGTTGTTGTTATCGGTTAATCAATTTACGGCTCGCCACAATTTCAAGAGTTGCTGCCCTGTAAAGGTGCTGCGCCCTGTCGCGCTATTGTAACTCGGTACGATGTGAAAGTAACGCGCCCACTTGTGCAGGGTCTTGCGGCTGCATTCCAGCCGGCGTGCGGCCTCACACACTGGGTATCGGCCCGACATCGTTACTTGCGGCTCGTCATGTGTCATTTTCTCACCACGTTGCGTATTGTCTGTGTGCTTACGTGATAACGCTTGCTCAACAGGCCCATAATGCGCCAGTCGCTTGCATCGGGATTCTGCCCACGCAGGGCATCGAAATCCGCGAGAATGGAGGCGTTGCGCTTGCGCAGTTCCGCCTCGTGCTGTGTCATAAATTCGTCACTCATAATCATTGCTTGTTTAGTGGATAATGTACTCGGGGTTGTGTTTCTTGAACAACAGGAAACTG